ACATCAATTTATGGATTTGCTGATATTGAGCAATGCTCTTTTCGTCAATACAATAATAGTAGTGGTGGAACTCAGGCTGATACTACGATGACTAAAATTGATAGATCAACGTATGCTGGCTATGGGGACAAAAAAACAAAAAGCACCCCTTCTAATTTTTGGGTTCAAAGATTCATTGATAAAGTTACATTAACTATTTACCCAACTGCAAACGCATCAGCAGCGGGCTCAACTAACAAATTAAAAATTTTTTATACTAAACGAATTGAAGATGCAGGCGTCTTTACGAATGCAACTAATATACCTTATCGTTTTGTTCCTTGTATGACAGCAGGGTTAGCTTTTTACTTAAGTCAAAAGTTTGCTCCACAACGTTCACAAGAAATGAAACTCTTTTACGAAGATGAATTAGCACGAGCTTTAGCGGAGGATGGATCACCGTCTAGTACTTACATAACACCTAAGACGTATTATCCAGCAATGACATAATGGCTAGTATATTTGGAATAGCAAAAAAAGGATTAGGACTACTTGGTAAGCGTGGAAGAAATACTTCGCCAGCCAGACAAGAAAAAATTAATAAGACACGTGCAAAAGCAATTGGTGTTGGTGTAGCAGGAGCTGGAATTGTAGGAGCAGGTGTTAAAAAAGTTAAAAATATAATAGAAAAAGATTACGGTAAAAAATAATGGCAAATTATTCACAAGGTAAATATGCAAAAATGATTTCAGACCGATCTGGTCTTGCATTTCCTTATAGAGAAATGGTTCAAGAATGGACTGGCATGTGGGTACATAATTCAGAATTCGAACCGAAACAACCACAACTAATGCCACGACCCGTGGTCGGTGATCCGCAAGGATTGGCTCATGCAAAGCCTTCTCGTAAAGCTTTTGCAACACCCGTGGTTTTAGATAATAATCCTTTTACTACAACTGGAAGTAGTACTTCAGTTACAGTAAAATGTAAAAATCAACCTTTCTCTAGTGATGATTATATTCGTTTTACGAATGTAGCTAATGCGGTTGGAGGAGTAGCTAAATCTACTTTAGAATTATCAACAACTTTAAATGGAAATATTACAGATAGTGCTACGAGTTTAGTATTAGCAGATAGCTCTCAGTTTCCAGCTCCTGGTTATATTGTTATAGAAAATTTTGTTCAGCCTACAGGTGAGACTATAGATTATGATGAAGGAAATGATGTAAGTGAAACAATTTACTATACAACAAACACTACAGGATCAAATACTTTATCAGGATTAACTCGAGGAACAGCGGCTCCTGTTGGAGGAATTACTCCTTTAAGTACTACTGCAACAAGCCATTTAAGTGGAGCAAAAGTATATGGCTCTTACAAAATTACAAAACAAACAACTACTGAAACTATTGCATCTCCCCCTGGATCAGTTACAGTTAGTAATAGTTTTACGTTTAGTTTAAAAAATAATGCGTCTAGCACAGCAACCGGCGGAGGGTTTTTTGCTTTTGGTGGACCAGTGAATATGAGACCTTAATGATAAAATATATAAAAAACTTATTAAAGAAATGGTTTGGTAAAAAAGAAGTTGAGATTGTAAAACCTCAACCAAAACCAGAACATTGTACAAGTCATACGAGATTTAAAAAAAGCTGTAACGCTTGTCAGGAGATTGTAGCATAATGTCAGGAATTAGTTATACAACATTAGTAACTATGATTAGAAACTACACAGAAGTAGGGGATACGGTTCTTACTACAGCTGTTTTAGAAAATCTTATTTTAAATGCTCAACAAAGAATCATGATGGAGGTTCCAATTGATTCAGATAGAAAAGCTCAAACTGGAAGTTTAGTAGCGGGTCAAACAACTATTAACTGTCCTGCTGGAGCCCTTTTTATTAGAGGAGTTCAAGTTTATGATTCCACATCAGCAGTAACAGGAGCTAATGATTGGATGTTAAAAAGAGATAGAACTTTTTTACAAGAATATGTTCCATCTACAGAAACAGGTAAAAGAGGGAAACCTAAATATTATGCTATGTTTGGAGGAGCCACTGGTTTATCAGATACTCTTTCTGGAAGACTAATGTTTGCTCCAGTTCCAGATGCAGCTTATATGTTCAAGGTTCATTATAATGTGATGCCCGCCACTTTAGAATCAGGGAATGAGACTAATTACATTAGTTTAAACTTCCCTCAAGGGCTGTTATATTGTTGTTTAGCGGAAACGTATGGGTATTTAAAAGGCCCAATGGACATGTTGACACTTTACGAAAACAAGTATAAAACGGAAGTACAGAAATTTGCAGCAATGCAAATAGGTAGAAGACGAAGAGATGACTATACGGACGGCACAGTTCGTATACCCATTGAGTCTCCGCCTCAATAAACTAGGAGTAAACTATGGCAATAACATCGGCAGTTTGTACATCATTTAAGGTAGAGCTTTTAAAAGGCGAACATAATTTTACTAATTCTACAGGTGATACATTCAAGATTGCATTGTATACAAGTTCAGCAACTCTAGGAGCCTCTACTACAGATTATGCCTCGACTAATGAAATTACAAATACATCTGGAACAGCTTATACAGCTGGAGGAAAAGCGTTGACGAACGTTACACCAACTTCAAGTTCAACAACAGCTTATACAGATTTTTCTGATGTCTCATGGACGTCGGCATCTTTTACTGCTAATGGAGCTTTAATCTACAACACAACAACGGGCACAGGGTCAGGAACTACTGACGCTGTATGTGCCATTGCTTTTGGCGGAGATAAAACAGCAACTAGCGGAACTTTTACAATTCAATTTCCAACAGCTGACGCATCCGACGCGATCTTAAGAATAGCATAGGAGTCTCGCCATGGCTGATATAACTGTATCAGTAACAGGCGTACAGGCGATTGTTAATCCAACTCGCTGGGGCGCGCATAATGTACCTTATGGAGAAGGTGCATGGAATACAGGAGGATATACTAGTGAAGATGTAATCCAAGGATGGGGACACCTATCTTGGGGTAGATCTAATTGGGGTGATCTAGATATTTACGAAGAAGGTTGGGGAAGAAGTACCTGGGGTAATGAACCTTGGGGAGGCACTCATAATAAAGTTGTTTCAGTTACAGGATTATCAGTCACATCAACTTTAGGAACTGTAACTCCACTTACAAATGTTACAGTTGAACCAACTGGTTTAGAAGTCACATCAAGTTTAGGAACAGTTACACCAGTGACCGACGTCACTGTTGCACCAACCGGAGTATCTTCAACAGCATCGATAGGATCAGTAACAGTTGCTGATCAAGTGATGGGTTTAACAGGAGTCAGTGCAACTGCTTCTATTGGATCGGTAAGTGTTATTGATCAAGCAGTCGGAGTATCATTAGATGCGATGACAGCAGGAATAGGCTCCGTTACTATTCCAAATGTAGGCGTTGCATTAACAGGAGTTGAAGCAACCGCTTCATTAGGTACTCCAGTTATTTTTTCAGGTGTAGTAGTAGAACCAAGTGGTTTAAGTACTACCATGTCTCTTGGAAGTGTAACTCTTCCAAACGTAGGTATTCCATTAAGTGGTTTTGAAATGACGGCTTCTGTAGGAGAATTAAGTCCTGCTACAGTGACAGGTGTTTCAATGTCAGCAATGACTGGCTCTGTTGGATCCGTGGTCATTGAATCTAAATATGCAATTACAGGATTATCTGTTACTGCTTCATTAGGAACGCTTCCCGAAATACCAGATCAAGTGATTGGACCTTCTTTAGATGCTATGACTGCATCGGTTGGAGCGCCTGGAATCATTCATTATGAGGATGTTGACACAGGATCAAATTCATCTTATAGTAATGTTTCAACGGGTTCGAATACTACGTATTCAAATGTTGGAACTGGCTCAAATGTATCTCATAGTGCGGTCTCAACAGGTTCGAATACATCCTATTCGGATGTTGCATCTGGATCAAATACCAGCTATACGGACGTAGACGGCAAAGCAGCTTAGGAGAATAAAATATGGCATCGACATATACAAATTTAGGTGTAGAAAAAATGGCTACTGGCGAAAATGCCGGTACATGGGGAACAAAAACTAATACAAATTTAGAAATTCTAGAACAAATAGCAGGTGGCTATATAGCTCAATCTATTGCAGGTGGAGCTGGAACAACAACTTTAAGTGTGTCTGATGGCTCAACAGGCGCTGCTATGGCAACTAAAGTGATTGACC